TTTTTCCACATTTCAAGCTGTTTTGTGTTTTGATAATCCATTCTTTGCTTATCAATGTGTAACGCTTGTCTGCTTAATGCTTCTTGTTGTTGTAATTGTCTTGCATCGTTTTGTTTAGCTAATACGCTACCCATGCCCATGCTTGCTGCTGATCCTATTAATTGCTGTGCAATTGGTTTCAGGAATAGTCCAAATGTTCCCATTGTTTAATGTTTTATTTATTATTATTTATTGTTTCTTTCGTGCTTTTTTTTAAAAAAGCTCCATATATATACTTGATATATAAGTATACGTGCGTACCATCTTGTTATGAAACTACTGTTTCAGTCGCGGGTATACTTTCTACTCCTGTATTTTTAGGCGTATGCCTTTCTAGTCTTTTTGTTAAATGTTCTCCATGTACTTTATCCATTGCATCTAATGCTAGATCGAATCTGTCACTTCTAATATCAAATTCTGGCACTACTCCCTCATTTCTTTCTGTATATATAATAGGCGCCCCATCGCTTATTCCTTCATTATTATTCATTATTCTTTGTACTTTTTTTTCAATTGTTTCACCTTCAACGCTGTTGTTTATTCTGAAACTACTTTTTTCTGCTTTATTAAACTTTTTCATTTTAAAAATTAGGGTTTAACCTCCTACCCTAAAGGTTTATTTTTATAAATTTGGAATTTGTTTTGCACTCATTTTTCTCCTTGCAGTAATATCTATCCCTATTTGTACCCAATAATTTTGTGCATCTAATGCACTTTCAGCAAATATGAAATTGAATTTACTTGGGTCTATGTATGTAGTTAAATCTCCAATTTCTCCATCATTATATTCATATCTTCTATTAAAAGTCATGAACATTTGATTGTTTTCTATTGCAAAATTTCCATACGTTTTATTTACTGCCGTCATGTAGTTTATCCATGCAGGCTGCTTTCCTGCCGATTTTTGCACCCAGTTTGTTCCATCATATTCCGTACTCCACCATGCCATCTGTTCTGTAATTAAGTCTTGGAATCCAATTTGGTCTAATTCAGGCTTATGTAAATCGTCCATAGTATCCAAGTGTACTGTCCAATCATTTCCTTGAGAATAATCAATTCTAGGGGTTATTGATACAATCCCCATCACTATGCTTGGTTCATCTACTTTAATTACTACTTTACCACCTTTATGTTTTTTTGCCATTACTCCTCTACCTGCTAGTGTTCCTAGTGGCTCACTTGCTGTTGCTGAATTACTTACTACTTCTTGAAACACTATTTCTTTTGATAAGCCTCCCATGTACATTGGTGTTTCACTTCTTCTTGCTCTGTTGTTCGTCCAAACTGCATCAATCCAATCATCAAAAGTTCCACCGCTTACTGCTATTCTATTTAGGATATTATAAACCTTTTGTGCTAAGTTTAGTTGATCCATCGTGAAAGCTCCACCGCTTATTTGTACTGCTGACCTACTTGATATACTACTTATCCATGCTGTATCTAACCAATTGTTAAATAGGTCGGACTGATATGTTTTTAGCCCTAATCCTTGTTGATTAATTACATCCAACGGTATTTCCTCTTGATATGCTCCAATCCTATTGTATGGACTTGCTCCTGCCGTATTTACAATAAAGCTGTCACTCTCTGAAGAGTAAGCTAATATTGCCTTTCTCATATCATCAATGTTGCTTAAATCAAATGTTTGTACACTTGGTTTTGCTGTTATAACATTGCTTCCATTCATATAGCCATAATTAACTATTACTTGGCTTATATATCTTCTTCTTACATTTGCTGTCATCGATGTACCTGATATAACCAAATCTTCGCAAAAGTCTTTTATTGATACATTCCCAAATCCTTCTAGGCGTATATATGTTGCATCCCAATTTGGTGTTACTCCCGTCCAATCTATTATTAGTTGTGAATCACTATCTACAGTACTCGGTGTTGATATATCAGGAACATATTGTATCGTTGTTGTTCCGAATGAATTCTGATGTTGTACTGTATCAATGTTCCTCGGTATTGTTGCAATATTTGCCGATATGAATGCCCCAATTCCTTCTTGTTTATTTGAATAGTAATTTTTGTATGTATCCCAATACGCTAGTATACTATTTGCATTGAAATATCTATTTGCGTCTTCGCTTGTTTTACCGATTCCTTTAATTCCTAAGTAATTTAATAACGCCGACGGGTTTATTTGTGCATTGTCATAGTCTTGTGTATCTGCCGCAAATGCTTTTGCTGTCATTACTATTTTTGGCATCTTTACAACTGACATATCGTTACCAATACCTAACATGTTATTGTGCATAAGACTATTGTATAGTCTCATAGGTGTCACAAAAATATCTAATTGTAATTTTCCACTTCCAAACAATGGCCCATTTGTTGGCAATGTCATCACATCAGCATTTAGATTTATGTCTAACGTATCGCCTGGTAGAGCTACAATGTTTAAATATGGTACTAATGTTCCTGCTGCCATTGTGCTTCTCCAAAGGTATCCTAGATCATGTGTACTTCTTTCATATCCATGTAGTTCCACTTTCATTTTTTTGCCCGCTCCTAGGCGGTCACCACCTAATGTTTTATTCATTGTTTAAGTTTTTAAGGTCATTAAATGTCATTGTTGCAATTCTTCCTGCCATTCCCATAATTAACTGCCAATCTTTTTCTATTACCATACTTTGGCATTCTTCCATGCTCATGTATTCTGTCAATCTTGCGTTTCCCATTGCTACAAAACTCCCCATATCTTCTGCTGTTACTATTGTAAACGGTGTGTTTACCATGTGTTTAACTTTCAGTAGTTCAGAAGATAGATCCTTGTTTTGTTTCATTTTTTCTACATCCATAGTCAATTCTGACTGTGTAGTTAGTAGCTCCGTTTTTGATTCCATTGTACTCTGTTTTTTTATTTGTTTTTAAAATACGATAGTTAGTAATATCATTTATTACCTCCCCACTATCAAGGTCATAATAGAAGGTTATTGTTTTAAACCTTCCCTTTAGGTTGTACCTCCTTTTCTGCTCCATTTTCTTGGGCTTTTAATAGTTCATAATTTTTTTGTCCGATTTGAATGAACACTGGTTCATGTCCTTCTGTTTCTAGTTTTACGTAGTTCTGTTTTTTGTCAAATATGTTTACATTTTGTAACACTTTGAATGTTCTTTTTAATTCTTGTTTCATGTTTTTTAATTTTTGTTTACGCTAATTTACTAATTTTTTTTTATCTCCCAAATTTATTTTTAAAATCCATATTCCTTTTGAAAACCCCGCCGGAGGCATTCGCTTCGTTTTCTTAGGGGTTGAGGGGCATCAGCCCCCAGCGTTAGCAAAAGGCGACGCCTTTACTTTTATCCTTTCTATTTGTTTTATTTCTCTTATCTTATTTTCGTACTCTAATTTATCTTTATCGTTCCATCCTTTACTATATCCTAGTATATTATTTTTTATTCTTGCCTCATTTACACTTCTCCAATATTTTTCCATGCTATCTTTTACATCTATTTCTTTACCTAGTACATATCTTTTATGTTTATCTAATTTCTCTATCCATAATTTTTCTTTTTCTTCATCACTATATATCTTATTTCTATAGTATATCGGTAATTTCATTTTATACCCGTTTTCGTTTATATAGTATTCCTTTGTATTATTTTCTTCATATTTATTTTTACTACTGTTATATGTATTTGTATAATTACTACCTATTCCTCCACTACTTAATATCTTACTCTTATACATTTTATGTTTTATATCTACTTTAGTCATGTATTTGATCATGTAATTTACTGTCTTACTATTTACATAATTTATTAATTTTTCATTCTTCATTTTTCCTTTCCATACATACCCATATTTCCATATTCTCTCTATTTCGAACACGTCTTCTGTCCATATTATTCCATGCAGGTGTATATTTTCTGTTCCGTTGTGTCCTAGTTCCGTTATTAGCCAATGTCTTACGCTTTTCTTATATTTTTTTCTCCATCTTTCTAAAAATCTTCTCACTCCTAATGTTGCTATCTCATTATCTAATTGATATCCACTATACTTTTCGCTGCATTCTTTGTATAATTCTTTATAGCTTTGATTGCTGAACGTCAATGTTATAAATTTCCCATTTGTGTTAACTTTTACATCTTCATTTAATCTTACTTTCCAGTTCCTTGCTCTATCTTTTGCACATTCTATACATCCTCCACATCCAATAGGTACATACAGTACTCTATTATCTAAAAATGACGGAATTACTCCGCCATTTTTTTTATTTTCTTTATACTTAGGGTTCTTTATAATTCTTGGGTATAGGCACATATTAATATTTTTTAAATCCTATCGGGTTTCTACTTCCTCCGCCTATTGCACCCCCTAGTGTTGCAGCTTGAAGTACTCCTTTTGTTACGTCAATTATCTGTGCATCTCCATCTGACACATCATGTAGCCATTTATTGAACGCTAACTCATCTCTATCATTGTAATGTTTCATATCGTTATTTCTAACTCCTTCATAATGATTTCTTCTATTTGTGTCTGCATTATATTCATTTGTTTTTGCATTCATCAGATTGGTGAATGAGTTACGTTCTTCAATTGATAAAGCTTTCCATTTTTGTGCTATGCTGTTACTTATTTCTTTAATTTTTGCATCGCCAAGCTTTTTATTTGTTTTAAGTAATTCTCCTTCTAGTCCTTTATTTATTAGTTCTGTTTCTGCTATTTTTATTTTTGTTTCTAATGTTTCGCCACTTAATATTCTTTCATACCTCATGTTTTGGAATTCTTCATTTATTTTACTTGCTGTATATTTAATTGTGTTCAGCGTATCACCAAAACTTTCCTCTTTTAGATTTAATTCTAAATTATTCAATTTTGTTTGTATTACCGTTAATTCTTTTACTGCTTTTTGATTTTCTATTCCTTGAAGCAAACTTTCTATTTGTGTATTTCCTAGTGTCGTATCAACCCCTTTTGTTTTATTCGCTTCTGCTTCTGCTTTTTCTGCTTGTGCTTTCATTAGTTCGATCTGTGCTTCTTGGCTTCTTAACTGCATCATTCCAATAATTTCATTTCCTCCGCTTGGTGCTTGTGCTGTTCCTCCGCTTGGCATTCCTGCCCCTGCTGTCGTTCCACCTCCTCCGCCTTGTCCATACATTAATCCTACGCTTAACCCTGCTTTTTTCATTTGTTCCACTTGTGCAGGATAACTTGTATTTTTCCACATTTCAAGCTGTTTTGTGTTTTGATAATCCATTCTTTGCTTATCAATGTGTAACGCTTGTCTGCTTAATGCTTCTTGTTGTTGTAATTGTCTTGCATCGTTTTGTTTAGCTA